ATTTTATTTTTTTGCTCCAGGTTTCCCTGCGTTAAAATTATTTTTACTAAATTCTAATCTGTCAACTAATTTAATACCATTTTCAGTGTGATCAACTGCTACAAATCCTTCTGCTTTAGTTACACTTAAAGTACCATCTCCATTATCGATAAAGTGTTTAGTAGCTACAGCTTTATCGTATTTGGTTATAAATATAGCCTTTGCTTCAGAAAGTAATTTGCTTACTTTGAATATATTTATTATGTCTTGTTTTTGAGAATTAAATTCTCTAAGTTTTTCTTCACCCGCTTGTCTTTTTCTTTCTTTTGATTCTGGTCTAGAAACTTTTTCAATACTTTTATCTACTGCTCGCTGATACCAATTTTTAAATCTTTCAAAAGACTTAGAAGGATCATCTAGAAATTCACCTTGTCTTATTTCACTATTAATGTAAGTGTTTAAATTTTTTAAGGGTAAATTAGTATAATCTACATTTATAGAATCTGCTTCATTAATTTTATCTAATACAAATTTTTCTTCTTGTTCACTTAATAAAATACCTGTGTCATCTTTAAAGAAAGCATCATCAAACCATACACTTGGTGATTTACTTAACCCACTTACATCTGCTCCAAATGAAGCACCACCACCACTTAAATCATTATAAGTTGTGTGAAATATAATTCCTATTCTTGCTGCTATTATTTGTTTACCTAATTCAGAATTTGCTTCAACTGCATATCTAATTGTATTAGGTCTAAATGTGTAATGAGAAATACCTTCTATGTCTTCTGTTTCAACCTCATCATTGTCAAACATAAGGTCCCCTTGTAATATACCTTTTATTCCTATTGAAGGTAAATATTGTAATGCTAATTTTAATTTTTTAGCTAAACCAGGAGCATGTCCATGGTTTTCGTCTATATCTTGAGGTGTATAATTAATTTTTGGTTCTTTATTAAACACTGATTTTGTACCTACAAAAAATTGTCCATTGTCAGGATTAATACCTGTAAAAACAGCAGGCGCACCATCCCACTTTACAGAAACGTTTTTAATTGAATTGTCTTGTCCTTTTAAATTTTTAATTAATTCATACAAGAAATTTTTAGCTTGATTAAAACCATCTTGTCCTTGAGTTAATACTAATTCTTCAAGGTGTGTTAAGTGTGTGTTTGCTTTTGTTTCTGTTATAACTTCTACTAATTGTTCTTTCCACCAATCTTTAGAAAATACGTTTTCTTTTTTCATTCGTTGTGTTTTTCTTTTAGATGCTTCTTTACGTTTTTTAATGTATTCAAATCCAGATCTTAATTTAGCTTTCTTTTTGGGATCTTTAGTTCTACTTAATGCTGCTCTTACTCTTTGATGTATTAAATTTATTATTTGTGATTTACGAGCATGAGATTTAGCTTTAAAGGATTTTTTACTTAAAGTATCTACTATATCTTGTCTAGTTGAAAATTTTACTTTAACTGTGTCTTTAGGGTTTTCGTCTGTGTATAATCTTCTTTTTGATCCTTTAGGTTTTTTACCTGTTCCTTTTTTAGGATCAGCTTCATTTATATTTTCTTTATGAGTTGTTGTTTTTAATGTTTTAGCTAAATTTAAGGCTTTAAGATATTTTTTATTTTTTTCACTTGGATTAGCCATTTTCTTTATCTTTGAAATTGCTTGATTTATCTTAGATAAAGGAATTTTATCACCATCTTTAATTTTTAATCTTTTTCTAACCGTACCTTGTTTTAGGTTGCCTTTTTTCTTGCCTTTAGCAGCCATTTTTTCATAAGTGTCACCTTCATTTTTAGCCATTTTAGTTGCAGTAGCTATTTTAACTGATTTCCAATCTTTACCATAACGTTTTTTAAATTCTTTGTCTGGTAAACTTTGCGCTATTCTTTCTTCTTTATCTGAAAGATCTCTTTCTTTATATAATTTAATAGGTATTTCTCTTACTTTTGTAGCCCCAGGAACTACTATAATACCTGAATTGTTATTAGCTATTATTTCTACTCCATTATCCCCAATTAATTTAAGTTGATCATATGCAAGATTATCCATATCTATCTTATTGCTATCTATATCAATAAAAGGTTTATCTTTATAAGGGGAATTTATTTTATAACCCATTTGTTGGATTGATTCTTTATATAATTTTCTTGTAAGTGTACCTTTTACATAATCTGGTACTTTATAACCACCTCCCCCATAATTATTTCCTTTTAAATTAGACATATCCTTACTCAAGCGTTTCATATTTTTAGCATGTTTAGCTTTTTCTTGTTTAGTCATCATACCCATCATTTCATTAACTGCTGCTGGATCTTCTACTGTTAAATTTACGTCTGGGTGTTTGTCTTTTAATGCAGCTACTGCTGTTCTATTTTCTTCTGAATCATCAATAAAGTAAACTGTTTTGTAGCCTTTATTTATATGGTTTTCTATCCAATCCGCTTTATCCTGACCTGTTACTTTACCTTTTACTTGTAATCCTAAAGGAACAACATAAGCAGCTAATCCTAATTCTTCTCTCATATACCGAGTAACAGGATGTCCTATAGAACGAGCTGTTAGTATTGTTGTTTTTACTTCTGGTCTACTTAATGAATCTTTTAATTTATTTACAACTTTACTATTTACAATAGCATCATCTATTTGTTTTTCAAATTCAGAAAAATCATATTTTATTTCTAAACTACCTAATCTTGCTTCTAATGCTTTACTTTCTTCAGGAAAATTTTCAGCAGGTATTAGTATTTCTTTTTTATAATCTCCACTAGGACTAGTTATAGTTGTTTTAATGTTAGCTTTTACTCTAGCTATTGTGTCATCAAAATCATAAGCGTGTAAAATTTTACCGGTTTCTGATTGAGAATCTTCACTCATATGAGCATGTGGGTTAGTTTGTCTGTTGTGTATTCGGTCTTTTGTTCTAGGTATATCATCTTTAGGACCATCAGGCATTCCTGCTTTCCATTCACTACCTCTCATATAATCTAAAACTTTATCTTCGGGATTGTATAAATCTTCTTCTAAACCCGTTACTATACTCCAAGCTTGTTCTTTTTGTTCGTCTGATAAATGTTCTGGTAAAGAATATTGGAATAAAGCTTTATCATTCATTTTAATAAAACCCCTCATTTCTGTTCCCGATACGCCTCCTGCTTGTGGTGGTACTACTACTGGTTTATATTTAATGTTTCTAGGTTCTGCAAATTTACCTATATTTGCATAACGTTTATCTGTTTTATCTTTAGCACCTATTCCTAAAAAAACTTCAGATTCTTCTTCTTCAGTTCCTTCTGGTGCTTCTTTTTCTACGAAATCATAAACATCTCCTACTGGGGAAATTTTTGATATTCTAACTTCTAATTCTGAATCGTTTTGGGTATAAATTTCCCATAACTTAAAAGACATTTTTTGTGTAATTTCAGATTGGGTTTTAGTTCCCCCTCTTACTCCAGGTCCTACAAAAATTATAGTAGTGTCTGCACCTGTGTTTGCATGTAGCCATTTAGCCATGTTATAATGACCTGCATGGGGTGGTTTAAACCCACCAGGTAAAAGTGCGATTTTTGACATTAATTGTACAGTTTGTTATAAATATAAACCTTTAAGACAAGGCTAGCCTCTTCTTCATTAGTGTCGAGGTAGTAAGTTCTGTTGCTTTATGAAGCAATTTTGTAAATTGTTCAAAACCAAGTTCAGATGGGTCTTTATCACCCATTTCTATAAGATAGACTTGTTTTCCATAAGACATAAATGTTTCAGCATGGTTAAAAGCGTCTTTTAAAGCATCTTCATCTAAAGCAAGATATATTTTTTCTACATTAGATTTAATGATTTTTTTCATTAAGGTTGTAGATAATTTTTTTCCAAATAAAGGAATCGCATTACGTTTTATAGCCATTGCATCGAACGCACCTTCGCACAAAATCACGGGTAAATCCCAGTTTATATACATTTCAAACCCAATTATGTCCTTGGTACTGGAAGCTAACTTATGTTTAATATACGCGTTTTTATCGAACGAACGACCTACATAATAATTTAAGAAACCATCTTTGTCGT